AGGGCGTCGAACCACGCCGACAGATTGGGGATGCGCCGGGGATTGACCGGGCAGCGCGGGCCGATGAACAGGTCCCGACGGTCCTTGCGCAGATCGACCTCGAATCCGGCGTTGATCTTCATGGGGACTTAAACGGCGTACTCTTCCTGAATGCGGCAATCCTTGTTGCCGGTGCCACCATGGATGGCGCGGACGGCATAGGGAAAGTCACCGGGCTCGCAGGTCACGATGAGCGGGGGATCACCGGCAGCGAGCCGGAAGCCGTTGGCTGTGGTGACCTCGGTCGCCGAGGAGTCGAACTTCAGGTACACGTCCGTGTCGGACACGTTCTGGATCACAAGCAGCTTGCGGGAATGACTCGCCGCCACGATCTGCGCAGCGGAAGTGGTGACGTTGACGGTGGAGATCATGGGTGGGTCGGGTTAAGTTTCTCTGATGCTTTTTGGGGCGGGAGGCAAGGTTTAATCGCTCGTGAAGAGGCGACCTTGGCCTGTGGTAATGCGCCGCCAGTCATACATGGCCTGAATTGGCTCACCGAAGGTCTCGGGCATGACCGTGGCCATCAGGGCTCGGCGCGGGCCGGTCCACGCCGTCGAGAAGGGTGTAAGGTCAAAAGCGGCGCTTGTGCGCCCATAGGCCGTGTCGGAGGTGGCAACGTCGAGGACACCACCAAGGGCGGGACCTGCGGCCTGCTGCATGTTGGAAAACTGACCCATCATGGCAAAGGGGCCGACTGTCGCTTGCTCGGCGACCCGCAGGACGTTGTGCCAGTTCCACTGGTCCCCATCGAAGGGATTCATGGGCTCGTTGCCACGAGCCATGTCTTTCAGGGACAGGGCGGCGACGGACAGGCCGACCATGGTCGAAGCCCAGATCATGCGCTCCGTGAGGGCATTCTGGGCGTAACCGTTGTTGAAGCGGCGCACGATGCGACGAACCATGTCCACCGGGTAGCTCTTGAACTGCATCACCGTACGCAGGGCCTCGCCCGTCCATGTGCCGGACTGCGTGCCCATGCGCAGCAGAGCCTCGGTTGAGGACGAGGGCTGGATCAAGGCATAGTCCATCCCGGCCCGCATGGCCATGGCCAACTTGCGGGAAAGGGCTGTGTCGGGGATCATCTCAGGCGACAGACGCACATTCTCCAGCCCATCCACCTTGTCGGCATGCTTGGCCATCTGCGTCCACTCACCCTCAGAAATGCCCGACTGGGCGAGCCAGTTCTTGAAGGCCGGGGTCTGCGCCTTGACGTTGTCGCCGAGGATCTGGGTCGAGATGTCGAAATAAGCCCCCTGCACGGCCCGGTTCATCACTTCGAGGCCGTTGTATTTGAAGGTCAGGTTCGAGAGCTTCTCGGCGGTGTTCACGAACCAGCCGTCCGCGTCGAGGATGCGGCTGTAGGACTGGACCAAGGCCGTCAGGCCCGCGCCATTGCCCCGGAGCCACATGGTCCGCTCACCCTGCGAACTGCCGTTTTTCATCATGGCGTCCAAGACCGAGCGGTGCCGCAGGGCGTCGGGACCGCCCATGAAGCGGAGCTGCGAGGCCAGATTGCCCATGTCAGGCAGGGACGCGATGCCTGCCATCCAGCCGACCGCCGAGTTCATCCAGTTGCGGACGGCGCGGCCATACGCCGCCAGCTTGGCGTCGTAGGGATGATCGAGCTGCCCCGCGATCTGGCGATAGGTGAGGTCCGCGACCCACATGTCGTGGAACTTCGGGCCGACACCGCCCAAGGTGGCAAGGAACTCGCCCCAGTTCTTGTCATAGTTCGTACCCATCATCTGCATGAGGCCCAGCTTCTCCGCCCGCATGCCCAACTGCGCCGTGATGGCGGAGGCCGTGTGGCGGGAACCGTACTTCATGTCGTAGTCGAAGGCCGAACCCGGCTTGAAGAAGATCGTCCGGTGCCGCCCGTTCGGATCGGCAAGGTTGTTGCCCACCTGATCGGGGTCGTAACTGTTGCGCAGGGCCACAGCAGGATCGGTGACCTCGTGGTAGAACTGCTCGGCCCAGCTCTGGAAGGACCAGTCGGGACCGTGGTGCTTCTGCATCTTGGCGACATCCACCATGGAACCCAGATCGCGGATGAAGGCGACGCGGCCCGCCGTGCGAATCAAATCGGCCCGGTGGGTCTGGGACCAAATGTAGCCGTCAAGGAGCCGGATGTTGGCCCCAAGGGAGTTCGCCTCGCCGGCCAGCGCCTCGTTCACCTCGTCCAACCGCTGGAGGATGCGGTCGTACACCTTCTTCACGTGGTCGGGGCCGGTGTAGGCTCCCTGCCGGTGCAGCTCAAGGTTGCGCGTGTGCTGGTTGTTGAGCCACTGGTCGCGGAAGCCGGGAATCTCTTGGTTGATCTCCTCAAGGAGCGTCACCAAGCGGCCCTGCGCCCGCTCCCGCGAGACGATGCGATGCATCGCCACGGAATCCGTGCGCATGCGCGTGCCCTTGTAGGCGAGGCCGTCCAAGAAGTTCTTCACGTGCGCGAAGCCGTTGCGGGCAAGCCCGAAAAGGCCTTCCTTCGCCTGCGTGTCGCGCAAGATCGTGATGATCGTGGAGCCGGACTGGCGGATCAGGTCGTCGTTGGTCGCCGCCACCGCCTGCTCAAAGTTCTCGAGCCGACGGTAATTGCGGATCAGGAGGTCATTGACCTCACCGGGCGCGGACTTGGTGATCTTGCCGAACTTCGCCAGCTTGATCAGGGAGGCCGTGCGGGACTCGTGCAGTTTGACCATCTCCATCAGGGCCTCGAAGACAGGCTGGGTGCGGTCGTTCAGCTTCGGCGGCTCCTTCGCGTACTGCTCGCGCAGCTTGGCGTAGCCCGCATCCAGCTTGAATCCGGCGATGCCAAAGGACTCGGCAAGGCTCGTGATGTGGCTACTGGCCTTGGCCGCGTAGCTCTTGTTCCAGCCGCCAAAGTACTCCCGGTCGCGCTTGAGCGACTCGGCAGCGGTCTGGGACAGACGACGGAGCGTGGTGGCCTGCTGCTGCTCGTCCTTCACCGCCGTCTCAAGAGCGCGGGCGGCGGCAGCTTCCGGAGCCTCGTCAGCAAGGCGGGCCATGTACGTGCCCTCGGCGTCAAGATCCGCCTCCGAAGGCAGGCCGCTGTCGGAATCGACCCGCTGCAGCATGGGGTCGGGATCATTCGCCTCGCCCTTCCGCCACTCATTCACCTCGTAACTTTCGGCGTTCTTGTTCACATGGTACTCGTTGAGGGCCTCGGCGCGGCTGAAGCCGGGGATCGAGGCTTCAAGGCGATCCTGCACCATGTCGGCAAGCAGCTTCTCCATCTTGGGGTTGGCGGAAACAATCTCCTTCCAGACCGCCTCGATGTCGGGTTTGGCCATCAGATCCACAGTGTCGGACTTGGCGGCAAGCCAGCGCAGGATCACCCCCTCTTTCAGGTCAGTCGTGACGGCCTCACGAATAGCCTTGGTGTTCGCCTCGAACCGCTTCGGGTCCGTCTCGCGCAACATCTCGTCCGGGGACATGGAGATGCGGCTACGCTGCTCGGCGGAAACCTCTTTGCGGAAACGCGCCCATCCCTCGGTCAGGGTTTCACGTGCCTTCTCGAAGGCTTCCAGCTTGGCCTGCAACTCGGGCGTTTCCTTCCAGCGCTCAAGAACATCCCTCCACGCATCCGGAACCTCCCGATGGTGCTGGAGAACGTCGATGTCATTGCTAAGATCGCGGATCGACTGGAACTCCTTGAGGTCGCTGCGGACAAGGGCGTCGTTCGCTTTTTCCGTGGCAAACTCCCGGAATGCCGAGAGGAAGGCGTCGAAGATGTTGTCCTCCATCGAGCGAACAGGAATATGCGAGAAGGACTCAAACGTCCCCTGATGGCCGGTCTCGGGAATCTTCCCATCCTGCCAGCGACGCCACTCCCGCACTACATCCATGGCCAGATCCGAGTAGAAGAACTCCTTGAGCAGCGTGCTCTCCACGCCGTCAATACGAACGCCCTCGACGTCCTGCACCACAAGGGCACCGGTCTTCGGGTCCGTGAATCCCTGCAGCAGGGCGCGCTCCTTGGCCGCAACCGCAGCCTTCAGCTTGTCCTTGGGCATGCCCTCGGGATTCGTCCGCATTGCCCAGAGCAGGGTATTAAGGCTGTGGGCAACGGTCTGGATGTCCTCGTCGAGGCCGTTCAGCGTCTCCGTGCGCAGCGCTCGCTTGAGCGAGTCGTCCAGTTCCTTGAGCGTGGGCTCGTCCGCATCCGCGATCCGGTCCTTCAGGAGGCCGACCCGCAGATTGCCGTTCTCGCCCTTGACTACCACGACAAGCCCCTTGCGGTCGGGATGGGACAGGTAACGACGATAGACGTCGGGGGCATGGGCTGCGCCCTGCTCTGCCGGGGTCAGGCCCTTCCAGTATTCAAAAATGCGCCGCTCGACCGTACCCTCGCGGGCAACGGAGAAGACCTGTGAGATGATGCGATAGGATAGGACCGTCTGCCAGTTGTCCTGCGACAGATCCACGTGGAAGGTCCACGGGCGGATGATGTAGTTCTGGTCGTTGAATACCTCGCCATCCTTGGGCTCGACGATGCGGACAAGTTCCGAAATCTTCTCGTCGGCGGCGGCAAGGGAGTTTTCCCAGCCCTTGCCGAAGATGGCCTGATAGTCGGACTCGCGCAGGCTTGAGTTCACCTGCTGCAGGAAATCCCAGTGACGCGCCGCATAGCGGGCACCGCCATCAATGGTGGTGTAGATTAGCTCCCCAGCCGTATCCGCACTCATCTCCAGCGCCGTCTTCTGCCCCAGTGCAACGGCCTGCCCAAGCTGGCGAACAAGGTCGCGGATCTTCTTCGGCGCTTTTTCCGTCGTGCGGGCCTTGAACTGCTCGGCCTGTTCGCGCAGGGCGCCGTGCAGGATGCGGGCGTCGTCGGGGGACGTGGTCCACATGGCACGCCAGAACTCCGGAGTTTGAGTGGCGCGACCCGCGACCGTGGCGAAGACCTCGTCAATCTTCTGGCCGGGGCTCATGGAAGTCCACAGCGACACTGCACCGGGAGCCTCCAGCGCCGCCTTCGTGCGGGCATAGGCATCACGGACAACCGGATTGACACCCGCCGCAACAATGGCGTCGGACATGGCCAGCCATGTGATCGGGCTGGTGCGGCTGATCGAGTGCGACAACTCGTGACCCGCAATCGTCATCATCGAGTCGGCATCCGGACCAAAAAGGGCACCGGAACGGACAAAAATCGTGCGGGGATCGCGGGTGCCAACGAAACCCAGTGCGCCCACCTGCCGGGAAATGTTCTCGTCGAAAAAACGAACCTCGACACCAAAGGCCTTCTGGTAAAGGTCGGACAACCATGACTCGTCTGCTGTCAGAGTGCCTTTGACCTTCTTTTGATCGGCGGTCTCCGCATGCTTACGCAGAAGCTCGGCTCGCAGCTTCGGGGATTCTAGCTGCTCCCGCGCCGCCATATTGCGGGCGATCAGCTCATTGGCCTTCTTACGCACCCACTTGAGCCCCGTGCGGTCAGTGACCTCCAGCAGGCCCGAGCGTGCCATGACCTCCATCCAGATAGACGACTCGGCTCCGTAGACCGGGCGCATGCCCTTCTTGGGCTCATACCGAGTAGTGATGTCCTTGACGGAAAAAGTGCCGTCGGCGTTCAGGGTGAGGAAACTGGGCAGATCCAGATCACTCAGGGAGACGGTGTTCTCCTCCGCCGCGCCGACCGGGGGCCGGTTCTTGACCCGGCGTTTGAGTTCGGTGGCGCGCTTACCGGTGATGGCCGCGTTGATTTCGGCCTCGAACGCCTGACGAAACGAGTTAAGTTCCTTGTGCTTAACCGCCAGTTCGCCGGGAGTCATGGTGCCCCGGTCAGGCTCAAAGAGCGCGGAAATCCAGCGATCCATCGCCACCATGACGTTCTTGTCCTCAGTGATGGTGTACGGCAGCGGATCGTCCTTGGTGCGGAACCGGTCGAAGACATCCGCGAAAAGTTCCCGCATCGCCTTTTCAAAAGCGGGCTTACTGATGGCCGCTTCCTTCCAACGACCGGTCGGCCTCCTGCCCTTGCCTGAGGATGGGCGGGCCATGAACCGGCCTTCAGCGTTGTATTCGAGTTCGGGGTTGGCCTTCCGGATCTCATCGACCCGACTGCGCAACTTGTCCATCTCGCCATGCAGGCGCGAGAACTCAGCACGCTCGGACGGAGGAAGATACTTTGAGCCGTCGGGATTGGTCTGGCCGAGTTTTCCCGCCTGCTCTTTCAGCATCTTCATCTCATCCAGCAGACGATTGGCCTCGGCGCGGACATCCTTTCCGCTCTCGGCCAGATGCGGATAGGCAAGCCGACCCTCGGGATTAAAGTCAGGGAGCAGGACTGCGTCTCCCCGATCTACCGCATCGCGGGAAAGATTCTCCAGTTGTTCGAGAGTCAGGCCGACAGGGCGGCGCGTGGTGGCATCGACCACGGCAGGGCGAGACTGCCCCAACTCGGCCAGCTTGTTGAGGACGGGCTCGGACGCGCCAGACTCACGCAGGGTCTTGGCGATCAGGTCGAACTCGTCACCGATCTCCTCGCCCATGAGGGCGCGGCCCATGCGCTCGGTCTGCAGCTTCTCGAAGGCAGCCTTGGCCCTGTCGGCGGCAATCTTCGCCTCAAGGACAGCCGGGGGAATGTCGCCACCGGCCCAGCCTGCGGCCAGCTTCGTGTTCTCGTCCGCAGCTCGGGCCAGTTCCTCGCCGACCTCGCTCCAGACACGGTTGATGTAGCCAAACTCGTCCACGAAGGGCGGTGGCTGGGCATAAGGTGTCGCATTGCCCTGCTCGACGGCGGCAGCGGAATCAGACTCAAGCTGCGCCAGTCGCGCCTCACGCTCGGCCAAGATGCGCTGGCCCTCGGGATCGGTGGCGAGGACAGCCTTGATCTCCTCGGGCCTGATCTCTCCGTTCGCCGCCATCCTCGTCACCCGGTCACTGATGATCGAGCGGGTGTCAGGGGACAGGCGACCCCATGCCGCCCGACCGATACCAAAGGCGGAGGCGATGATCGGAGCACCAAAGAGGTCGGCCACGAAGTCCTTCGCGCCGTAGTTCTGCTGGGTGTACTCGGTGAAGGCATTGATGCCGCCCACCTGCCACAGAGCCTCCGCCGTGCCATTGATGGCTGTCTCGGCCAGCCGCAACTTCGCCTGCTGGGCGAAGGACATCAACTTGGCCTCGGCGTTGAAGTAGCGAGTGCCGGGATTGATGGCTGTACCCAGCACATTCACGGCGCGACCGGTGCCTGCCACGGCGAAGTTCTTTGAGGCGGCGAGCGCCGTGCCTGCGCGGGCAAGGCCGGGACCGATGTAGTTGATAGGATCGAGCGCCTGACCAACGAAACCGCCCGCCATGGCCGACATGGGGTTGCGCTCGGGACTGACCTCCGACGCAGCCATGACGTCGTCCAGATAGTCCGAGACCATCAGCTCCGCACGGGAACGAGTCATCCCCGGCATCCACTGCGGCCCGCCCGGATAGGCATACTGCTCCTTGAACTCCTCGGCAGTGATGGCGTCGCCATCAAGAGCATCAGCAAGGAAGTATTTGCCTGCCCGCACACCCGTTCCAGAAAACGACATCTGGAAACTCGGGCCAATCGAATTGAAGAACGTCTGGGTCGGACCCCAATCAGGCTCGGGAATGCCAGCGAAGGGGTTGGCCTGTGCGCGAAAGGTGCCTTTGTCGAGCATGGCGAAGGATTACCACCGCAGGCCCACCATTGTCGAGGTCAGGAAAGATTCGATGGAGCGATTCACATCCGCATCGAGCTGGACCACTGGATTGCCATTGCCGTACCGGACGGGAAGCCACTCACCTTCCTGCGGCACACGGCCAAGCAGGCGGTTGCCGACGGCGCGAGCGCGGATATGCAGCTGCCACCCGTTCAGCTCGGGGTTGTAAATCCACTGGCGATTCTGGCCGACGGCGACACGGACGCGAGTGGCTGGGGCGGCACCCTCCTTGCCCTGCATCTCGGCGAAGGCCCGCTGGCCCAACTCCTCCGGACGCCACGGAAATTCCTTCGGATCGTAGGCCTTGGCCAGATTCACCTGCTCCCCGCCAACCTCGACATGCAGGTCGCTGAAGTTGATGTTCTGGCTGCCGTAGGACTGGAACGCGGAATTGGACTGAGGCTGGAGATCATTGTAGCCCAGCCAGCCATAGGGCGTGCCGTAGCGGAACAGCGGGCGCTGCGTGATCAGGTCGGACGCCTCACCGTACACGGTCGGGTTGGCGTTGAACAGGTGCATGTCGTAGGGGAAGCGCCTGCGGACATTGAAGATCGTGCTGGCCGTCATCGCCTCCGGGTCAGGCGTGCTGTAGAACGGAATGTCGGAGACGGCTGCGCCGACGACTTCAAGCGCCTTGGTGAGCGTCGTGAAGCCGCGACCGTCGGTGGGCTGGATCGCCCACTCATCCCGGTAGCGGGCGATGCTGCCGAGCTGGTAGCCGGGAGAATCAAGCGTGCCGCCACGGATCGGGACAAAGGAGTTGGCGAGGACGGAGAAGACCCGGTTCACGGCCTGCTGCGGCGAAGACGAAGCCCCCCGGCCCATGACATTCTCTAAGAGCAGGGCCTCCATGAATTCCGCGCCACCAGCCCGCATGGTCTTCGGGGCGTGGATGTTGTTGGCGAAGGCCTCAAGGTACATACCCATGGTCAGGCTACCCGTGCCCTTCGTCTGCATGATCGTACGGGCGAGATTCACCGGCTCGCGGTAGGCGTCGATGTTCTTCTTGTTGTTCTCGTAGTTGTACCACGCCTCCATCGCGCCCCAGTTCAGCGAGAGGGGGATGGTCGGGTTGGAGCCGACCTTGCCCTTGCCGACATAGGAAAAGGGAGCGAGGGCCGTAAGCATCGCCATGCCCGCGCCAGCCGGGAACGCGGGTTTGCCCCCCTCGGTGGCCGTGAACATCTGCTCGATGGACTGCTGGGCGCGGTAGCCGAACTCGCGGCCCAGCATCGCCAGATTCTGCTGCACCCCGGCCTTGTCACCGTTACGGAACGCGGTCTGCAGTCCCGTCGAGGCATAGGACGGAACCCAGCGCTGGAGGTATTCGGGGATGCCAGCCTGCGTCTGCAGCTGGTTCATCTTCTCCATGATCTGCTGACCGTTGGCCCCGGAGGCGACCAAGGACTTCATCTCGGGAAGGTTCTCCGTGAGGGCGTTGGCCTTGCCCGACTCGACGAGGGAGACCCGCTTCTTTGAGATTTCACGGACCTCGGACACCCACTGGTCGATCTCCTTGTCCGTGACCTCGCTGAACGCCTTCTCCACGCCAAGGGAGGCGAGGGAGTCGAGTGCGTGCGTCTCGTTCACATACCTGAAGAAGTTCTCCCGGCGAGTTTTCGGATCGTTCTCAGGGAAGACAACGTCGAGCTGGTTGTGCGCGGCGATGATGTCCCGCGCCGCCGCAGGAGGCAGCAAGGAGGTGCCGGACAGGAGTGAGGGCACGGGATTCTGGGCAAGTCGATTGGCTGCGCCAGACAGGACAGCAAACCCGGTCTCACGTACAATCGCGTTGGTGGCCTCGTCAGCAAGCGGATTCTGGCCATCATTGGTCATCTCCGCCTGACGCGCACTAATCACTGCGGTCGCAGCGCCAAGAAGATCTTGTGCGTTTCCGTCCCGAATCGTCTGCAGGGCCACGTCGGCCACCTGCTTCATCCCCCGCGTGCGCTCGCTCTTGCCCACACTGGAGGCGGTCACAGCCAATGCCTTCAGTTGGGTCTGGGTCAGGGCGTCATAGACCCCGGCCTTGAAGCCTTCGTCGATCTTGGCATTGATCAAAGACAGGGAGGCGGGATGGGCCGTCATGGCTGCCGCCCGATAAATCTCCGTAGCCTGACCACGAAGCGCAGCCACAGCGCGCTTTTTATCAATAGGCCCAATGTAGCGGGAGTCTTCCTTTAGAATGGCAGCCTCCTCCGTGCGAAGATTGAAGATCACACCGTCGAAGTCACGGTCCTGCTGCGGCACAGGGATGCTGGCCAATCGGGAGGTTCCTGCCTCAATGATGTTGGCCACCCGCTCCTCCGTCTTGATCTTCGCATCCCGATCCCAAACCCTTTCCTGAACCGGAGCAAGAAAACCAGTATCAAATATCTGCTGCTCATGCTCGGGCGAAAAGTCAGCCTGCGGAAACTTCTGCCGCAGCTCATTGATCTTGCTCGAATATAACGCCTGAACCTTCGGCATGAGCTGCTGCAGCTCTTCCGGGGTCTTCATTGACAGGTCGCCCAACTCGGGGTCCTTCTGGATCAGGGCAGGCAGTTCCTTCTGCACGAAGGAACTAACGCTGTACATCAGGTCCTTCGTCTGGTTTGACTTCAACTGCTCGGCGAACTGCTTCTTTTGCTGTGTCTGATAGTTCGCCGCCTGCCAGCCACTCTGCGCCGCCGAAGCCATGCCCCGGCCAAAAGCCTCCATGCCCTCGCCCGTGCCACGCGGCGCGTCACGCTCAGGGGTGGGTGCAGCCGCCCGGATGGGAGCCGTCATTACGGTGCGACCGCTGCCGGTATAGTTGGGGCGTTCAGCCATGGGAGAGATTATTTGGCGCGAGTCGCGTACATGTATCCGGCCTGCCCGTAGCCGGACAGGAGCGTGCCGCCTGCACTCCAGTACGAATTACGGGCGGCGGCGCGGCCCGAGGCACGGTAGTTGGAGGCTGTGGACAGGGAGTTCTGGCTGGAGATGCGGCGGGCGCGGGACTCGTAACGATAGTTGCCGGACTCGTTGAGCCCGGAGAAAAGGGCGCGGTTCGCCTCGCGCTCGAAGTTAAGGGCGGTGTCCTCCTGCACGTAGGCGGCGGAGCCGGTGAGAGTCAGGCCGGACTTGGCCACGTTGGTGCGCTGCGTGCCGAGGACGCGGTCCTTCTGGCGGCGAACCTCGTCCCATGAGGCCTGCGCATCCTGCTGGGCTTGCGCCGCGTTGGTGGCGGAAACATTACCGGCGTAGGTCTGCTCCTGCGCCTCAAGCTGCGCCTGCTGCGCGGCGAAGTTCGCCTGCCGACGCTGCTCCTTGCCCTGCTGGATCGTGCCCACGGCGGAGACCGTGGCGGCAGTGGCCGTGATAGCCGCCGCCACCTTGATCATCAGGGGGATTTCCATTCCGCTCATGGTTATTGATGTAGGGCTGATTCGGGGAAACAGGCAAGGATAGTCAGCGGGTACGCCTTGCTCTGCGCGATGATGTAGGTCGCTCGCGTGGAATAGTTGTTGGGCAGTGGGACGCGAATGTCCTCGTTCTGGTGCGCCTGCGGGCTCGGGATCGGCTCCTGCGTCAGGGCGGCGTCGGACAGGCCGTGCTTGAAGCCGATGGCATTGCGCACCCGGACGCTCACGTGATCCATGGCCTTGATCTTCGCCTGCGTCGTGCCGCGTCGGCCCTGACCCTCCAGCGGGAAGGACTCAAAGGTCGAGGTGTATGGGAAGCCGATGATCAGGCGCGAGGCGGGCTGGATCGGGAGCGTGATCACCCCGGCATCGGTCACCGTGAGATTGTCGTAGGGCACGTCGTCGATCAGGGCCGAGACGGTCTCCTCGTTGAACATGTCCTGATAGTCGGCGGGCAGGGTAACTGTGACCACGGCCTCCGTGACCTCCACGAGTTCGAGATCAACCTCCACATAGGCGTCGAGGAAGATCATGTCCGTGAAGTCGGTCGAGTCGTCGGGCTCGTAGGTCGGGAGCAGCCGCTCCAAGGAAAGCACCGTCCCGGCAGCCGTGGTGCGGGAAACGAGCATATAGAGGACGTCCTCATTGTCCTCCAGCTTCGTCTCGATGGAGGTGACGACAGCGTCCGCGCCGCCGATGACAAGGCGGGACCACGAATAGACCTTCTGGTCGGGTTCGTAGGTCAGGGCGCAGATCTGGCCGTCGTTGCAGAGGACGTAGACGATGGACTCGGGTAACTGGGCATAGGCAATCTCCTTCGCACCGCCATGGTCGCGCAGGATGTGCTCGGCGAAGATCGTCACGTCGAGGGACGTGAAGCGGTCCACCGAGTAGTCATAGGACATTTCGCGCAGCTTGCGCGCCCCGCGCTGGACATAGAACGTGGAGCGGGCGACACCGTACCCTTGAGCGAGCGCGGAGCCGAAGGACGACTGGCGCACGGCGGTGATGTTTGTCGGCGTGATGGCGTCGCGCCCGCCGCTGGAAATCTGCCACTCGCCGCCACAGGTGCCGGTGATCAACACCGTGTCGGAGACCATCCACTGGATGCCCTGCATGCTGTCCGAGGCGAGCGTGGCCGTGATGGCCGAGTCGTCGAGGACTTGGTTGTCGGGGTCGGTCTCCGCAAAGTCGAAGAAGTTCGCCGAGCGCGACATGTACACCGTCTGGTTGAAATCGGGCGTGCCACCGAACGTCAGGCGCTGCTCGTGGATGGCAATCGTGCGGGGATAGTTCCCAGTGTAGAAGGCACCGAGCCGCCAGTTGGTCGTCACTGAGTCCATCACGCGACGGCTGCCCTCGATGGTGTAGGGGATCGTCTGGGAGAGGGTGACGCTGGCCGTGTCGCCCGTGCCGCTCGTGATGCGGGCGTGGATGATCTTGTCGTTGAAGTTGAGCCGAACCAGCCGGTCGGCGTCGCGGGTCGCATCAAAGAAGGCGGCGTCGCTCGACTTGAGCGTGGCTGTGATCGTGCGCGGGCTCTGGGAAAGGACGCCGGTTGCCTCGTGGACGTCGAGAATGTCGCCGTAGGCGATGATGCCGTAGGCACCCTGCTCAAGGATGTCACCCACCCCGGTGACCAGCATCCAGTAGTAGGTGCCGTTCGAGTCGGAGAACCGCAGGTAGTTGCCGATGGCCTGCTGGGTGATGACCTGCGTGTTCGAGAACGCGACCTGCACGCCGGTCCCGGTGATCGTCGTATTGTAGGTCGGGATGTTGTCGGTGCCGTTCCAGCCGGTGTACAGGCCTCGGGCGTACACTTCCTTCGACAGGACCAGCGAACGCTCGGGCAACGGCTCGATCACGACGGAGGCGGTGCCGCCCGTCACGATCTTGCCGATGGCATACTGACCCTCGATGGCGTACTCGACGAGGTCGTCGGCCACAAGGCCGGTGAACTCCGCCGCATCGGTGGAGGTCAGGGTGATCCGGTCCACGAGGGACTCGAGCCAGAGGCTGGTCTCCTCGTCGCCGTCACCACGGTCAAGGTAGGGACCGTTCTCGATCACCAACTCGGTGTACGCCCATGAATCGGCGGCAGGATCGTACACGAGCGCGGCGGGCGGATGAGCACCGTGCACCATGTACAGGTTGTTCCCGTACTGGGCAAACTGCATCTCGGCTGCCTCCGCATCCGAGTAGGGGATACCGGGGACTGTGACCGGAGTGGGCATTGCTTAGGAGATGCGGACGGCGCGATGGGCGGAGATGCGGAGACGGGAATTGTAAAAGGGAACCCGGATGAAGAAGCAGTCCGGGATGGTATAGGCGGCAGGAACGCCGTCGAACCAGTTGAGCGTGCGAGCCGTGCCGGGATTGGCAAAGGTACTGATCGCCGTCAGAAGGGCGGTCGCCGAGTAGTCGGTGCCGGAGACCGTGGCCGTGAGACAGGGGGTGACGGTGATCGTCTGCGTGCCGAGACCACGATTGGCGATGACGAACTTGAGCCCGTAGAACCCGCAATAGCCGGTGGCACCCGTGACATCGGGATACTGCATGGACTTGGCCATGTCCTGTGTCGTGGTGCCACCAACAAGCGTGGTGCCCACATAGCCGCCCGCGACCAGTTCGCCATCGTGGGAGTTGATGTAGCCGCTACCGACATCGGAGGTCTTGCTTGTGGCAGTCATGGCCCCGACAAAGACCGAGCCGGTGGAACCGGGCAGGGCGGTCGAGGAGTCCTTGAGACCGAAAAAGATTCGGTCGGCGGCACTCGACAAGACCAGCGCCTCGGTCGGAGCGGCGGTGTTGTCGGAGGTCGTCGCATGCACCGGACTGTAGAACATGCCGATGCGGACCTCGGTCCAGTCGGTGCCGAAGTCAAACTGGCGGCAGTAACCCTCGCGCACGGCGGGGATCAGGGTCATGTCGGTGACGGTCTTGGCGTAGAACTTGGCCATGGGAGTAGGGATTAGGAGATAAAGAAACCGTCATCGTACCAGTTGGTGCCACCAGTGACGGTGACCACGGTGCCTGCGACGCCGGTCTCAAAGTCGTCGTGGGCGGTGAGATAGTTGTAGGCGTAGGTGAACCCGTACGCGGCCCAGCCCGTTCCACCGTTGAGGCCGGTCGTGACTTCGCCTGCCGTGTACGACTCGAAGTCGTCATAGGCGTTGCTTGGGTCCTTGGCGATGAAGAAACCCGATCCGGCCCAGCCATAGCCGCCCGTGATCGTGATCAGCGGATCGAGCGTGGTATCGGCATCCTCGAAGTCATCATGGCAGCCGCCATTCGGAGCGGGACACATGAAGCGACCGGGCCAGTCCCACGTAAGGCTGGCAGGAACAAGCGTCGTCTCTTCGCCATTCACGCCGTCCTCGGAGTCATCATACACCGACAGGGTGTGGCTGAACTCCCACGAGGTCAGGGTGACCGTGGCATCGACGATCCACGGGTACTCGACCTCGATGGCGGTGGAGGCTCCGGTGACATCGTAGTCTTTGATGCGGGTGAGAGTGTACGGATCGCCAACATCGGGCGTGACCGTGAAGACGAGAGTGCTCTCGACCTTGGTCTTCGTCGGGTCCGTGAAGACGGTAAAGTTCACCTTGCTGTGCGTGCCGGTGTAGACGCGGGTGCCGTCGTCGTAGCCGGTAAGGGCCTGCGTGCGTGCCGCCGTGCCGGTGCGAGCAACGGCCACCCCCATCGTGTCGAGGGTCACGATGTTCGTGTACCGGTAGTCCACCTCGTAATCAGGGCAGGACTGGAAGGTCGTGATGTCGCCGCCAACGAAATAGCCTGTCGTGTCTTCACTGTAGAACTTCTGGACGTACTGCTCGTTGATCCAGTAGCTGAGCGGACCAGACGCAGCGAACGGAGCCGGGGCCTGAACCATGAGATCGTTCCACACATCACCGTAGTGATCGGTGGACGTGCCGAGAACACTGTCGTGAGTGTTGTAGGCCCCACAACGTCCCTTTCGGACCACATTCATATGCAACCCACCGGAACCAAGCACGTCCCCTGTGTCGGGGTCGCGGGGCGTCGAGTCATTCCAAAACATCTGGTAGCCACCATCGAAGGTGAACTCACCAAGCCCATACACGTAGGCAAGGAGATCATCGGTGTTGATCTCGCAGTTCACGGACAGGGCCGGATTGTTCGGGGTGATGGAATACTTCACCACCATAGAGCCCGAGACGTAAGCCGAGAGGAAGAAGACAGTCTCGCCCAGCTCGTTCACGGCCTTGAAGGCATGCGCCGGGAAGGCCGGGGCTTCCTCCATGTCATACTGACTGAACACGGCGATCACAGGCAAGGACGGCGCGGCGGGAATGGTCGCACCGACGAGAATCTCGCCGCAGCCGATCTGCAGCATCTCCGCGTCCGAGCTGGTGCGCTCAAAGTTCACGAGGCGACCGCCTGCGCATTCGCTTGAGCGAATCCACTGCGTGCCACGCCGACGGACGAGCGGACCTTGGTGGCGGGCGATGAAGTTCTCGACCCGTGTTCCGCCCAGAAGAAAGCGTTCCAGATCGTGCCGCCCCAGAATGAGGGGCGACATCTCGCCGCCCGTGAAGGCGGGCTGACTGGGGTGGTTGCGGATCATGCGATTTTCGTCGGGTACGGATTCGTGTCACCGTAGCTGTCGCGGGCATCCATCCACTGGCTGGCCCCGATCTCAAGGTCGGCCAGCTCGCAGGCACCGTTGAACCGGGCGGTGCGCACGGCCTCCATGTACTCGGTGTACATCAGCTGCTTCAGGTCGGCGTTCTGGGTCAGGGAGACGGAGATGTCGCCCGCGAGGCGGTAGGCCACGGCCTCGGCGAAGTCGTCAGGGAACTCGTCGGCGGCGACCGCCTGCACTTCCGGAGGACCGGCACTGTATGCAATGGCCGCGAGAACAGGCTTGCGGATGTAGCGCAGCGTGACCTCGGCATCGCGCAGGTAGAGACGGTTGCCCTGCTGCTCGTACGGCACGGCGTAGTTCTCGACGCCGACGGAGAGGATGCGCAGGCAGTCGGCGGGCAGTGCCGCGTAGTGCGTCCATGGATCGAGGGCGGTCGTAGTGGTGCCGGTGAGGTCCTCGAAGTCCTTGAGGAAGTGCCAGACGTGACTGCGGGCGACGAAGTGCAAGGCCTTCGGGAACTGCTCCTGCACCAAGGTGCCTTCCTTCGTCGTGTCCCCGGTGTAACTCGTCACCGTGCGACCGCCGATTTTCAGGAGCGCCGAGTTGCAAATCTGGGTGGGTGTTTGCGGCATGGGAAAGAGAAAGGCCCTGTCGCGGGATTAACCACGACAGGGCCGGAACTTCAAGCCTGAACGTCGGACCTTAGTTCTGCATGTACTCGATGTACACGAGAACCTCGATGCCAGCCGTCAGCGTCGCGCCCGCCGTGGTCAGCTGGACGGTGGTCTCACGGGTGGTGAGACCGCCAGCGCCGAGGAGGCGGGTGGCGCAGATCGGGGTGACCGCAGCGGAGGCGTGGGACGTGGCCGCGCAGAGGTTGGCGGCACCAGCAGCCGTGAGGGCCGTGGAACCGTCTTCCTTGACGAGGGCGTAGTCCGTGCCAGCCGCGAGCGTGACGCTGGAGCCGAGGGCACCCGTGATCATCGCACCCCGGAGAACGCGGGCGTTCTTCGGGATTTTGACCATCTGGATGACTTCGCCAGCCTCGGCGGCGGTGGAGGTCCACGTGCCGAAGACGCAGTGAACGCGGCCTTCGCCAGTGTTCAGACCGTTCGTCAGCTCGTAACCGGTGCCAGCCGCGAGGGCGCGGGCCTTGGTGATCTCAGCCGAATAGGAAGTAGCCATGGTAGTGAGTTATTGAGGGTTGATGGTTGGCTTGTCCTTATTCGGCGCAGCCGATTCGGGCAAGGTTCTCACCCCACATGCGCGTGCCGCCGATGCCCAGCTTCACGTAGATGTACGGGATGTTCTTCTTCGCGGGCAGACGCCACATGTCGGCAGTGATGTCCTGCGAGATGGCGATCTTCACGGCGCGGGGCTTGAACACGAAGCAGCTCCGGATCGTGCTGTTGAGCGGCAGGCGCTCGCAGTGGATGAAGCGGAAGCCCATGAAGGTCGTGACCGCGCCCTCGGACAGGCTCTTGCGCACCGCGTAGTCCGAGTTGATGACCTCGTCGATGCCGAGGAGGTCCTCGAACTGCTTGGCGCTGATGAAGCAAGGCAGCACCTCGTCTTGGGTGATGCCGTACAGCTTCATCATCGTGGTGCGAACCGCCTTCAGCTTCTTGAGCGTGAGGCCCGAGGAAGCGCCGGTCGTGCCGGTGTAGCGGTAGTCCACGTCGATGCCCTCGGTGCCGGTCTCCAGATTGTGGTACGTCGAGGCGACATAGCCGCTGGCGGCGTTGGAGACGGAACCGACGGTGACGTCGTCCGCGTTGTTGGTGGCGAAGGCGACCGTGGTCGCGCCCGCCTTGCCCGTGTAGGCCGTGGCGGTCAGGGTGTTGATGATGACATCATCCACCTTGCGGTTCGCGGAGGCGACGAGCGCCTGCATGTAGGCCGAGGTCGGGTCGGTGGCGACACGGACGAGGTCCTTCTCGTCGATGGCCTTGCCCTGATCGTAGTCGGCCAAGCCGATGCGCCGACGATCATGGGGGATTTCCGACATCGGGTTGTCGCCGTAGCGGGTCGAGACGAGGTTGAGGTCGTCCGCGAGACCGATGCGGTCGTAGTAGTCGAACTCGGAGGCCTGACGCACGACTTCAACGTACGGGCGCAGGATCGAGGTGCTCTGCTGGAAAGCCTGCTCAAAGCCAGCCTTGAACTGGTTGATGTAGGCCTTTTCGATTTGGTTGCTCATTGGCAAAGAGAATTGGGATTTGGGAGTTCCTGACCATCGAACCGGTTATCCCTTGCGGGGCCTGCTCTACGTGCGCCGTCGCGCCGGATTGGCCACCCGGTGGCGTTGAGGACGGAAAACCGCTACCCCCAGCGGAACTGAGCGGTAGCGGTTGTTTTGGCCCAAGTCGAGTTTATTTCTCGTCGTCGGCGGGAAAGGCCAGCTTGAACAGCTGGTCCTTCTCCTTGACCACGGCGTCGTGCTGCGGGTGCTTGTCGTCCCAGAGCGCCTTTTGCTTGGCCTCGTTCCGGTTGAACTCATTGAGCGCCGCCTGTGCCTGCGCCGCCGTCTTCGGGGCACCGTTGCCACCCATGCCTGTGCCACCACCGTTGCGGGGGGCGTCATCGGACAGGGCCTGTCCTACCTTGGCGAAGAACTCCACGACGGCAGGGTTGTTGCCTGCGCCGCTTTCCTCCAGCCACTGGACGAGGGACGGGTCGCTGAACTGCTCAAGGGCGAAGCGGGCGAGGTTGATGTTCTCGTCGTACTTCTGGCCGAACTTCTCCTTGAGCTGCATCTGCCATGCCTTGGCCTGCTCCTCCTGCGCCTTGGCGCGGGACTGCACGGCGGTGAACTCGTCGGCCAAGTACTGGCCGATCAGGGCCTCGGCGGCAGCCTTGGGGATGCCCTGCTCGTGCAGGTGCTTCCGCCACGCATCGACGCGGGCCTTGTCCAGCTTGTCCTCGGTGAGGCCCTCAGGCAGCCTGACGCCGTACTCCTCAGGCTTTTCCGGGACGCCGAGCTTCTTGCGGAAGTCCGCGATCTGCTCGGGGGAGGCATCCTTGCCGGGGATGACCAGCTTGTCGGCACCGACGAGCTTCTGGGCGTTCAGGTAGTTCTTGGCGAGAACGGGACCGGCTTCGGACCAGTCCTTTCCCTTGATGGACTCGAAGACCTTCTCGCTGCGGAGGTCCTCGGGTAGTGACGTACGCCAGTCAGGCGTCGGATTCGGATTCGGGTTGCCAGAGCCGCCAGCGGCACCGGAGGCGGCTGCGCCTTGCCCGGAACCACCGTCGCCCTGACCCGTTAGGGCAGTGGACATGTTGGTTTATTCCTGTTGGGTTTCGTCCGTGCGTTTGGTTTCCTCCTCAAGGAGGTCCGTCAGGGTGTCCACGGACGTGTGAACCTGACGGAAGATGGACATGGCGAGGTGCCGGTGGCCCTCGTAGAACTGGGTGATCGCCGGGTCGGCGTTGAAGCGGGGGCGCGTGACGCCAGACTTCGAGAGGATGTCGGCCAAGACGCGCTTGCCGTGCGGCGTGGAGAAGGTCTCGATGTAGTCGCGCTTCAGGGTCAGGCGCGACTGCAGCTTCTCCTGAATCATCTTCAGGGGGTTGGCCATGGGTTAGATGTCGATGGGCAGCCCCATCTGCTTCGCCTGTGCCAAGTCCTTCGCGGCACCGGCCACGTTCGGGGCCTGCTCGGCCATCATCTGCGCCTGCTGCATCTGCTGGGCCTGCTCGCGGAGCGCCTTCGCCTCGGCGGGATCGCGCAGAATCCGGCGCGGGGCATCCGTGAGGTCCTGCATCTCGGCGTTCAGCTTGTCCTCGTCGATGGAGTGGATCAGGTTCGGCATCACCGGCAGGAGCTGCGTCACCTGCGAGAGGTAGGACATGAGGCCCTGACCGCGGGTGAGCGTCTGCGCCTTGGCGGCGGGGCTGACGTAGATCGGCTCAAGCGCGGCACCGTCGATGCTCGCGGGCGGGGGCGGGAAGGCCCCGGCGCGCAGAAGGTAGTTGTAGGACAGGGAAACGCACGGGCCGAGCAGTTCGCCCTGCAGGCGACCGACCACGGGACCGAGCATGGAGAGCATCTGGTTGCGGTCATCCATGATCTCCTGCGCCGTCTGCCGCTCGCGCTTCGTCGGACGGACGAGCCAGTCCACGAAGAAGCCGCGACGGATCATCTCGCGCCGCTGCTCGATCATCTCGACGCCGACGTCGATCCGCTGCGCCGTGGGCATGGGCAGGATGGGCTCGGCACCGGGACGGCGGAAGTTGAGCGAGCCGGGGGCCGTGCGGATCGGCAGCATGTAGCCGTCGTCCTCGACCATGAGCGGGGGATCGACCATCTTCTGCGCGGCGGAGATCAGGGTCTTCGACATGGCGTTCACCATGCGGATTTCCGGGAGGACGGAGAGGGCGGGGGCGCGACCGTAGAGTTCACCGGCCAGCTTGCTCCAGCGCGGCGAGTGATACGGGAAGAAGTCGAAGCCGGATTCGAGCAGCACTTCCTCGGTGTCCTTGCAGATGTGGACGGAGGCGAAGCGCTTGTTCCTCGCGTCGCGGCGGCGGTCGTCCCGGTCCTTGCGCGGGTAAACGCAGTGGATGACCGTGACCTTGTCGCCATCCTTCACCTTCTTCAGCTTCTCCGAGGTGTAGCCGTACTCCTGCTCGATCTGGCGCGTGGTGAACTTCTGCTGGCGGTGCAGCGTGTCCACGATGCCGTCGGCATCCTCGTCGATCCAGATGTCACCGAGGGCGAAGGCGCGGAACTTGAGGGTCCCCGTCCGCACGTCGAACTTCTGGTACACGCAGCCGGTGCCGAAGCCGCCGATGTCCATGTAGCACTCGTGAAAGGCGTTGTTGAACGAGGCGCTCGGCGCGGCGTAGTGCGCGTAGATCGTATCGGTCACCCGCTCCAGCCAAGCCTTGGCGTCGAAGGGCAAGTCCGAGTACGGGATGCCCGAGACGCCGAGCATGAACCAAAGGTCAACCGGCGAAGAGAGGTGGGAGTGCAGGCCCGAGGCCAACTGCTCCAAGGCCCACGGGGCGGTGCCGTCGAACATCCGACGGCGCGCATCCTCCAGCCGCGTCTTGCCGCCGTAAAAGTCGCTCGTGTCCGGGCGAACATAGTCCTTCAGCTCCTGAAAGACGGCGTCCGCGCAGTCGCGCTTGCGCACCAGATTCTGGTGGCGCTCCATGCACGAGTCGTAGAGGGGATCGCGGGTGCTCATCGGTTGGGGGCGACTGGTACGCCAAGAATGGTGCGACGGCCCGTGTCCTCACCCGTGAAGGCCGTCAGGATCGAGGTCTGCTTCTTCGGGAGGACCTTGCGCTTCTCCGTCAGGAGATCGGCGACCGACATCGTCGGCTTCTGCGGCGCAAGGGGGGCGGGGGCGGCTGGCGGAGTCGCCCTCGCCGGAGATACGACTGCACTGCCACCACCCCCGCCACCGAACCGCAGCATACCCGGAACCAGCGGGCAAGTGTCAAGTTTCGTCCAGCCGGACGGAAGGAAGAATTGAAAGGGATTCATGCGGGCGGGACCGGTTGCCCTCTGGCTGTAAGGCGACGGAGCCTCGCCGTCAAGTAATACCGTGTCGTCATCTTCCCGCGCAGCATGCGGCTCCACGCCACGTGCGGGCGCTCGTACGGCATCAGGTCGAGGAAGCGGGCGATCATGCGCAGGCTGCCGCGACCGGGGGCCGTGGTCTCCGCCCAGAACACGTGCCACGTCGTGTCATCATCCGGCATCGGCCCACCCAAGACGAGGTAGTCCGGACCCTTGAACACGTAGCCGCGCTCGAAGTAGTAGTCGAACAGGATGGCGTAGTTCAGCCCCACCTTGGTGCAGGCCTCCTCGAAACTCCTGAGGAAGTCGTAGGGGACGTCAGGCGAGGGGGTCATACTCACCCTCCGCATTCTTGGGCCGATCCTCCTGCTGGCCCTTGGGCTTGCGCACCCGGATGCCCATGGCGAGAGTCCGGAAGGCGTCGGCCCCGTGGGAGTACTCGTCGTGGCGCGGCTTGTTCCGGTACACCTTCAGGCGCTCGTCCCACTCCTTGCGGTAGCTCTTCAGGCAGAGGATGCCGCGCTCGGTCTTCTTCTCGTCGAACCAGCACTTCGGGATCAGCTGGCGGCAGGCCTCGATCCCGTCCTCCACCTCGCCCTTCGGGACAAGGGTGAAGCGGATGCCGAGATTGCGCGCCGTCTCCAACCGGGTGAGGCCGGTGCCGATGTCGCGGGCAGCCAAGTCGTGCGGGCCGTAGTGGGTCCCGAAGGTCCAGTTGTGCTTGTGCGCCTTCTGGTCCAGCTCCTTCGCGTAGTACGCCAGCCCCTCGCCGGTCGCCTCGATGTAGTCGATGAGCCTCGGCTGGCCGTCCTTCCCGAGCTGGAAGCACCAGATGCAGCACGAGTCGTTCACGCCCAAGTCCCACGCCGTGTGCACGGGATACATGGGCTCGTGCGCGACCTTCGTGATCCGTCCGTCCTCCTTGACGGCGTTCATCTGCTTCTCGTAGTACGCGCCCTGCAGCGGCGCGGAGAAACTGCAGTAGTACTCCTGCTGGATCAGCGCCTCCTCGACGCCGCGCTTCCTCTCCTCCTCGATGGCCTCCGGATCAATGGCCCCGGTCGTCTCCACCGTCTCCAAGGAGAAGAACCACTTCGGGTTCGACTTCGCCTGCTCGCAGAGCTTGTGGAAATGATTCTCGCCACGGGGAGTGGAAGGGAAGATCGCCCAGCCGCCGTTCTCGTTCAGGATGGGCATCACGAGGTCGAGCGCCACCGGGTCCATCAGGGCGTACTCGGAGAAGACCGCCCCGACACAGTTGATGCCGACCAGCTTGTCCGGGTCGTCGGCACCGAGGAGCTGGTAGATCGAGCCGTTCTTCAACCGCAGGCGCATCTCCAGATCGGAACTGGACTCGATCAGTTCCTCGGGGAAGGCCGAGAGGAAGCGCACCCCCGCCTTGTCGATGCCGTTCCAGATGACGCGCCGCGCCTGATTCGCGTACGGGAAGATGTGGATGTACAGGCCGACGCGCAGCTGGGAGGCGCAGGCCGTCCAGTTGATGGCCGTATGGTCCTTGCCTGCACGACGGTGGTGGCAGAGGATCGCCCGCGCGCCCCACGGCGTCCGCTGCATGTAATTCCAGAACCCGCGCTGGTACTGCCTCGGGACCCAGTTGTTGGCCGGAAGCTGGATGTTCACGGGATGGCGGAGGTCGAGGGCTGGGGCAAGGGCGGCGGGGTGCCGCTGTCCTCCACGACGGACTTCGGACGCTCCTTGTGGAGCGGCGTCACGTTGTTCTGCTCGCGCTCCGGGAACACAAACTGGGTGACGGTGACGCGCACCTTCTTGTCATCGCGGTCAGCGGACTCCTTCGCCTTGATGACCGGCACCTGCGGCACGAGGAACGGGAGGAGCGCCTTGTGGATGTTCATCTTCTTCTCGTCATCCAGCTCCGAACTGTCCCCGGTCAGCTTGATCAGGGCCTCAATCGGGTTGTACTGGTAGCGCGCCGCCGTCTGCTCGACGACGAGCCGCAGCTCCTCGACGGTCTTCGGCGTGATCACGAGCTTCGCCACCGAGTCAATCAACCGACTCTCGCGCCGCTTCTTCGATTCGGTGGAACTCCACTCGTACACGGCCCGCTCCTCCTCTGTGATCGGCAGGCCCACCTCGATCTTCTTCCTCACCAAGGCCTGCTGCTGGCGCTTCAGGCGGATCGACTCCTGCGCCTTCTCGAGCGCCTTCTTCCTGATCTCCTTCAGCTTCCTCTTCTTCTCCGCCCGCCACGTGACCGGGTCCATGCCCTCGGGGCAATGCTCAGCCTTCCGGTTCCTGACGGGCATCTGGACCTCTGGTTCTATGGGCCGCGAAGCATCGGGAGAAGGCTCAGGGTCAGGCATGACCTAGGGACCTTGGATCGCGGTCCTTCCGGGTCAAGGTTTTTCCGGGAGGGGCCGGGGTCAAAATCAGGGATAGGGGGAACTCCTCAGGTGTTTTTTTACAATTGGAGGCCGGGTATTGCCCTTGGCAGGGGGTCAATGCCGTGGGCAATACCTATTTTCTTATAGGGCAGGTATTGAAGTATTGAGAGAATTGAGTGTTTCCAGAAATTGAGGGGAAACAGGGCTAGAAATAGAAAAAAGGATTTTTGTTAAAAGACTCAATACCGGCAATACTTTAATCCTCTCCCTCTATACATATATAGAAAAAAGGTATTGGGAGGGCTCTTGGGGTCAATACCGGTCAATCCTAGGACCTAGGGGTATTACCCTAGGGAGGCTTTTAGGCCGGGGGTCGAATGGATGTGTGGGTCCCCTCCTCCCTATCCCTACGGCTTCGTTTCCCCCCCTCTCCCCCCCTCCGATCCAGAGGGCCTTCGGTCCACCCCACCAACCCTCGCCTCGCTTCGCTCGGCTCGGGGCGCTCGGTCGTTCGGCCTTACGGCCTCACTCCCTCGCTTCCGCAATGCGACGGGCCTTTCGGCCCTCCGTCCTCACACTCCCGCGTCTAGCTGCGGTGAACCATCAGCTGCTCACCCGTTCCTTGGGGGCAAAGGTCCTTCGGCCCTTTGCTTCTTCGTGCGTGTGAACCTAACGCATGTGTGGGCCTAGTCCCACGCAGCCACGTCCCAAGGTCCTTCGCTCCGTTCTTCGCTGATCCAAGCGCACAAGCAGCGTTAGTGCAGCGCTATCCACGCTCGTAGCTTCTCCCGTGCTTATTGCTGCGCTTCCGCGCTTCGCGGCAGAGGGTCGGCATGATTGAGGTTCGGGTGAGATAAGGGCGCAATGAGCGTCACACTCACTCGTCCTCGTCGCTTAACCACCATGAATGCGTTCATCCTCCGTAGTCCGAATAACCGCCTCCGCGTGCGTTTCACCCAGCTCAATGCGCAGCTCGTCGTCATCGAGACGAAGGGCAACTCTCCCCAGCGTGTCGGGCGCAACTACATGCGCTGGACCGATGGGCTGAACGCCCTGCGCGCCGTGGACACTGCCTACGCTCGCACGATCTACCGCAGCCTGCTGGCTGCTGGCCTCCGCAGCGCGAAGACGGGAGGTGCGTCGTGATTACGATTGCGAACCTGCGCACCACGCGCAACTGCGTCCGGGTTGATCGCAGCACCGTGCTGGGCAACCCCTATCACATGGGCAACGACCAGAGCGAGACCAAGCGCAATCTGGTCTGCGACCTGTACGCCGCCTACTGCTGGGAGGCATACAACAAGGACGCCGCATACCGGGCAGCCATCGACGAACTCGTGAAACAGTACGTCTGCGGTGAGCCACTGGTCCTCGGTTGCTGGTGTGCACCGCAACGCTGCCACGCTGAATCCATCCGTGATCTCATCGTCACGCTGGCCAACGCTTACGCTAACGACAACTACGGAGCCTAACATGAAGTTTTACCCGAAACTCCACGAGCACGGCAACGTGACCCGTCCGATCCCAGAGCCTGTCCGGCAGTGGGCAGAATACAACGAGATCGGCCAGTATGTGGGCCGACTCAGCGCCACGACCGCACAAGCCAACGCCATCCGGGAACAATACCCGGAATGGACACTGGAGCCCATCAACCCCACCACGCCCCATGAACGCTGAAATCTTCGGCTGGTCCCGCTTCGGCGGCTATGAAGTCAGCTCACGCGGCGACGCCATGTTCTCCGCCTTCTATGCCCGCATGCCAGATGGCCGCTCCATCGAGGAGCACTACCAATGCGACGTGAAGGGCTACGACATCGGCGGCACGAACTGGCGTCTCGGCAAGGGCAGGCCCCCACTGAAACCCATGACCAAGGACGAGCAATGGCTCGCCTATCTCGGGTTGTGGAGGACATGGGCTGCGACCTATCCGCAGAAAATCGAGTATCTGCGCCGCAAAGCACAGGCCAACGGCAACGTACTCTCCGACCGATTTGCCAGCACACCGATCAATCAGGCTCGGGCCTTAGCCACGATACTGTCTGGTCGTTAATTGTCAGTTCACATCAACCATCAACTCAGCTCATCATCACAGTGAAAACCTACTACGTCTACCTCAACAAGTACCTCGTGCTCACGCTCGAGTCCGACTCCATCGCCAACGCCATCGCCGCCATCCCGGCCAATGTCCGGTTTGACGCCATGACCACCGTATACCAACCCGAACCCCGAACCGTGGGCGAGGTCGTGGACGACACCATCGAGAAGGCCCGCAAGGCCGTTCCGACCGTCCGTCAGAAGGTCAGCAACATCTTCGGCAACCTGAGCCGCCTCACGGCTCCGGTCGCCAAGTAACGTCAGCAACCATAACCGCAGTCAAACACAGTCAATACCATGAGCTCTAACTCCGCTCCCGCCAGCAACCCCAACGTCAATCGCCTCGCCATGGGTGATTACCCCGCCACCGTGAAGGACGTGCGCGTCATCCCCTTCGGTGACAGGCCGGTGATTTTCACCACCCTCGTCACCGACGACAGCAAGCAGATCACGCACGCCGTGCGCCTGCACAACCCCGACGCCCTGCGCATCGGCCTGAACGAGCTGCGCCTCGGCTTCCCGAACATCCTCGGCATCATCCCCGACAACATCGCATTGATCAAGGCGATGAACCGGGGCGTGATCATCGGCCACAAGGTCCTCGCGTCCGTCCAGCCGCAGGTCAAGCAGGGCATCACCGTCAAGTTGGACAACGGTGAGACCGCGTACAACATCCGCCTGTACGCCATCGAGAAGATGACCGACGAGACGCTCGACAACGCGCTCGGCTCGATCCTCGCCGCCGCCGCCAAGCAGGAGGACGACGTTCTCCCGAGCGCCTAAGGTCCACCGCAGCAACAGCCCGAGGTCCAACCCCTCGGGCTTTCTGCATTGCCCATAACCTCTCTCATTCATCACATGAGCATCCCACTGCCCCGCCTCCTTGCGATCAAGGAAGGCGTCTTTTCAGCCCATCGCCAGATGCAACGCTACGGCTCACTGCCGCTGCGCTCGTATCGTGGCCGTGACGGACTTCACCGTTCGTCCCCCATCGTCCGTGTTTCCCTCGCCGAGTCCGACTGGCTGGCGAAGAACAAGCCCTCGTGGCTGCCCTATACGAAGATTTGCACGCCCACCGTGCTGTGGAAGTCCGACATGGACCGCCCCAGCTCGTCCCAGTATCCCGTGATCCGGGAGATTTGGGTGGGCCAGCGTTCACTGGCCTGCGTCGGCGAGGACGATGTCCCCGAGGGCCACAGCAACTCCGCTCGGGAGCAGGAGGAGATCGCTGAACTCACCGACCTCCAGACGATGCTGTACGAAGGCCACGAGTCACTCCGCCGCTCGGCCATCTTCAAGCGGGCGTTCTACCTATACCGCAACGTGCGCCGCAAGCATCCCGAGTTCACGTGGCCCCGCCGCAAGAAGCTCTGGAAGCTGGCCGTGGACGAGGCCAACACGGAGTTCGCCTCCGCCGCCATCATCGAGGACCCGGAGACCGGAGAGCCAAGGTTCATCCGTCCCGGTGACATCGTTCAGATGGTGTGGGGCTCCAATGAGGACCTCGACGCCCTGTACATGGAGGAAGCGGCCAGTGATCGCTCGGAGCACGATTCGCTCCTGCGCGATCTGGACCGTGACCAGATTCGCCCGAACTCCTACCGGGAGGCGGCGTTCCTTGAGGACCCTGACTACGTGCTTCACCGCGACGTCCTCGTGGATGACGAAGTGATCGCCGAGGACGAGTTCCCGGAAGTGGAATGGTTCACGCGCAGCGATTACTTCGCCGCGCTCGAACGCAACACGCGCCAACGCGAGCGCGTCACGACGAAGAACGCCCGCAAGGCCCCACCGGCCCCGATGGACTGGAAGGCCGTCCGCGCCCGCTAACCTTTCGCTGAAATCCAATGCTCCAACACGATAGCAGCGACTAGGGTGTGATGACCCTGAGACTCCCCGGTCCCTCGTCAAGCGAGGGGCCGGGTGAGCGCAGGGGCCGCACCGGGGGCCAGAGGCAACCTACACCGGCCCTGTTCCCGGTTCTACACCGGACAAACCTACACCTCCCATGATCCAAGAGCCCCTTAAACCTGATTACCTCGGCGACGCCGTCTATGCAACGCATACCGACACCAACAGCATCATGCTGACCACTGGCCATCACGAGGAAAACATGGCTGACAGCGTCATCTTCCTCGAACCTGAGGTCCTCAGAGCCCTCTTCCGCTACGCCCAACGCGCCCAGATCAAAATCCCATGAACCCCGCCCCGACGCCGCGCACGGATGCATGTGAAGACCCCCTTGTGGAGCAACTACGCAACGTGCCTGTTAATGCCCATGAATGGGTGAAGGGGTTCCCCTCTGGTTGGAGGAACGTGCCCTACGGCGCGATGTGCCACAGAGCTGCCGATGCACTCGCCGCCAAGGACGCGGAGATTGCGCGCAAAAACGACTACCTAGACGCCGACCAAAAGTTGCTACTGAAACTCCAAGCCCGCGTCACCGAGCTGGAACGGCTGCTGGAGGAAGCGCGCCGCTATATTCCAAAAGGAAACCCAAGGGACATTGCCACCGATTTAGCTAAGCGTATCGACGCCCACCTAGCCGCGCAGAAAGGAAGCAAATGAGCACCGAAGAATCCGCCGCGCACGAAGCGTATCAGCAGGCCAAAAGAGTAATTCACTCCAAGCCGAGTAGTGTAGAATACAACCGTTGTCCAAAATGCGGCACAGAATGGATTCCGCCTGAACTTGGTTGCCCAAAGTGTCAGGATGCCACCAACCCCACCCCCGCGCCGACGCCACGGACGGACGCGGTAGAACCATTCTCAATTACTTGGACGACTCGGCGTGGCTATACGGTTAGCCGACCAAACATAGATCACGCAGAAGTTGTGATGCTATCCGATTACGTTGCCCTCGAACGCGAACTGCAAGCCAAGGACGCGGAGATTGCGCGGCTGAAATCAGACGGTGGCGCATCAGCGTTTGTTGGTATGGCAATACGCGCCGAGAAGGCAGAGGCAAAGCTGCGTTGTGCTGACGACGTATTAACGCGAAATGGAATCCCGGTTGGCTCAACTCCCGGAGATGAATTGGTTATCAATTTGATAAAGCTGTTTTCCGAGCGCGACCAACTCCGCGCCGAGGTGGAGAGGCTGCGGTTTGACCGGATTTCGCTTATTGCCGCAAACACGAAGCATCGCGCCGACCTCGCCGCCGCCAGAAAGGCCCAGCCCTAGCAGCCGGTTTTTGATTACACCTCCCATGTCCAAAGATCCCCAACCGCTTGATCCCACCGCCATTCCGGAAGGCATGGACCGCATCCTCAAGGAATACGGTGCCACGCTCTCCCAGCTGAACACGCTGAACACCGCCTGTCAGGCGCTGCTCAACAACATGCGCCCGATCAAGGCCAACAACATCCGCTGCCACGTGCAACGTGAGGACATCCTCATCCTCGCCACCTTGGTCGATGAGACCGGTGACCTGATCAAGCGCCACCTCGAACCCGAGAAGACCGAGTCCAACTAGCTACCTAGATGGAATTCATCCTCATAGCTTTCCTCACTGCAACCGGCAAACTGATCGTCCTCTCGAAGATGATGGGCCTTGTCCGCATGGTGAAGTACCAAGTCCTGCTGGACATCGCCTTCACCTTTCTCGTGCCGATCCTGTTCATCGGCACCTTCAGCGGTGCCATCGTTGCCGTCCTTTCAGGCATCTGGTTTTCCGCCATCCTCTGGTTCCTGTCCCTCTTCGTGACCATCCCCGTCAAACCTAAGCGCCAGCGCCACACATGACCTACCAAGTCCAACTCGTCTGGAACCGTGAATTCGACTGGGTGGACTGGAGTCAGCCCACCCACGTCCTCGACACCGCCATCCGCATTGCCAAAGGAGCGGAAGAGATGGGCGACGGAGCCCGCGTCAAGAAAACCCGCATCGTGGACCAAGACGGCAATGTCGTCTGGGCCTACGGCAAACTCACCCAATCCCATGCCCAACCCTAACGATCCCGAACACGACACCGGTTTCTTCACCGTGTCCGCCCTCAACCAGCGCGCTGCGCAGGCCTTCATGGCCATCCTGATGATCCGCATCGCCGAGGGCTTCACCAAGCGCATCAGCCCGAGCGCCGTGATGGAGGAATCCGTCACGGAACTCGCCGCCCTCTTCGCCGCAAGGGAAGTGTCGAGCGAGATGCTGGTCTCCGTCATGGAGAACATCACGGGCCGCGCCATGGGCGATCCCGACGCCAACCGCCGTTTGGTCCTTCGGCCCGACGAGCATTTCACCGAGGAGGAGATGAACCATCTCCTCTCCATCCGCGAGGACCGGCAGGCCGTGGAACTGTTCATCCGCACCCGGCCCAAGGTCATGTCCGCGCTCGAGAAGTCCGGCATCCCCCTCGACCGCACCGTGGACGCCATTGTCCGCAGTCTCCAGTCAAGGGAGTGACTGGTTTGGCGGTGTGATCGAAGAACGAACGAACCAGTGAACCAAAGCCTCATCTGCCCATCCATGCATACTCACCACAAATCCACCATGGCGGTTGAGGCTGCCACGGGCGCAGCGGCAGTCTGGTTTCTACCGGCTGCTGCTGTTGCCTTGGTGGTTCTCCTCACGTCCACCGTCCTCCATGTCACCCTTTGCCGCCCGTCTATTGAGCCGCGTCCTCGTCGCCGTCGGCACCAAGCTGCTCTTCGGTTTGGTGATGTCAGTTCTCGGTTCGACGGCCAGTCGTCCCCCCAGCAATTTCACGCCGCCCCAAAGGCGGCATAACCGCAACCAGAACCACGAAAGACCATAGCTATGATCAAAGTGACTGTTAAGTACGGACTGACCCGCATGGCGGTCATCGAGAAGGAGGAGCCGATCTCCATCGGTGATCTCCTCTCCGACGACAACCTGCTGGCCACCCTCGGTGCCCCCGAGTCGGTGGTGGCTGTCATCAACGGCGTGACCGTTGGCGACGACCACTACGTCGAGAACGGCGACACGATCCAGCTGGAGAAGCAGGCCGCCCAGAAGGCCGCCTAAATCCCGCTGATCCCCTAGCCCTCGCTCCATACCCGGAGCGGGGGCTTTTTCTTTTCCTCCCATGTCCCTCGATCTCAATCCCCCCATCGAAATCCTCATTCGCAACGGCAGCTTCATCCGCCGCACCTACAGCGAAGTGGACCTCGGCACCCAGCAGTCCTACTTGGAGTCGCTGATGACGGCGAAGCCCGCCTTCATCCCCGGTGCCTTCAAGACCGGCAATCATCCGTCCCACCTCTGCAAGGTCCCGCAGGGCGAGCTGATCGTGATGACGAAGCTCGATGCCCTGCCCATGCGCACGTCGTTCCAGATCAACGCCAACGATCCGCGC